ACTTGAAAAGATAAAAAAAGGAGACAATAATGGATGAAGAACAAGTAGGTAACGCTCAAGAAGCCTCCGAAAGTGATATCCAAGAAACTGCTAGTGAAGATTTTTTCGGTGATTTAGATAAAAGTCTTAATAGTGGTATATTAGAAAGTGAAGACGAACTTTTACAATCAACCTCAGATAATGATGGTGATAATACACCCCTGAGCCAAAGTGAAGTTCAGCAGCAAGACGATAATGTCTTGCAGAAGAGGTATAGTGATTCAAGTCGTGAAGCTCAACGGTTAAACGGAAAGCTAAAGGAAATTGAACCATATATGCCGATTCTAGATGCAATGAAAGAAGACCCTAATTTAATTCAGCATGTGCGGAATTATTTTGAGGGTGGTGGTCAAACTCCCGTAAGCATGAAAGAAACACTTCAACTTCCTGAAGATTTTGTTTTCGATGCAGACGACGCATTTAGTGACCCCGAATCTGATTCATCAAAAGTATTTGGAGCAACAGTTGATGGTATTGTTCAACGTAGGTTGAATAGTGCTCTTACTTCTCAGAAGAATGAGAACCAGAAACTGGCAAGGGAAACATCATTCCGTCAACAGCATGAAATGTCTGATGGCGAATGGAGTGAATTCGTTGACTATGCAAAATCCAAGTCTCTTGAACTAGAGGATATATACTTTCTAATGAATAGGAAGAAAAGGGATACTAATATAGCTGACAATGCAAGACAGCAAGTTGCTACGCAGATGAAGAAGACGCAGAATCAACCGCGTTCTTTAGCAACTGCAGGCAGTACAGCTGTAGAACAGACTCAGGACGACCAAGTGTTTGATGCCTTAATGGGAATTGACCAAGAGTTAGATAACGCATTTGGTTAATAGCTGAACTTTTTTTTCAGTCTTTTCCAGATGCTTAATTCCTAAAATAAGGAGAAGACAAAATGGCTGATTTATTTCAATTGGAGAGTGGATTAACTGAATCCTCATCTCCTAGTGGTATAAGTCCTGCATCGTCTAGTCTTTCAACTGGCGATCTTCGTAGAAAGTACAATTTTGGGGATAGGGTATCTGAGCTGGCAATAGCACAAGACCCTTTCTTTAGACTTGTATCAAAAGTTGCGAAGAAGTCAACAGACGATCCAGAGTTTAAATTCACAGAAAGACGCCCCTCTTTTCACAAGAGGTATGCATACGTAGTTGGTTTTTACAATGGAAGTGCAGATACATTTGCAAGTTCAGAGTTATTAACTAGTTCGGGTGCAGCGTTGGGGACATCAGCTGGTGATGTAGTAAAGTTGCATATGGCTACTGACTACAACTCAGCAGGAAATCAGGGAACTGTATTCGGACAGTCTGGCAATGATATATTGGTAGGCGATGACGGTACACAACCTGCTTTCTTTCTACCAGGTCAGATGGTCAAAG